TATACTAGCGATTATGCGCCATACCATGTGACGGTGAAGGCTACTGCCACCACGCTGAACACGGCGCCCGGGGTACCACCCGCCCCTGAAAGTTCAATCGTACAGAGCCGCCATGCACCTGCCTGACTAGAGATGTCCAGAGGAGAACCGTAGGCGTTGTTGATCCCTGCGTTGTAGGTGGGCTGAGCCACGGAACCCGCCGTCCCATTGACGTTTATGCGCCAGTTGGCCGGATAATTTTGGGCACTCGCCCGGACGCCAAGGACAACATACTTTGCCCCGGATGGGATATATAAATAGGCTCTTTGCCATACTTTATATGTCCCGTTGGCAACGCCTGAAAGTACCACGCCGGTTTCGTATGCATCCAAGTCAGTAACCTTGTCAGAGGACCATTGCCAAAGGTAAGAGGACCCGGCCGCCATCTTGGAAGGCGTGACGACGTTGTTCTGAATCTTCGCTGTCGATATGGTATTGTCCGTTATCTTTGTTCCACTAAGATCGTTGACCTTATCGCTGGTGATATAATTGTCGGCCATCTTGGCCCGGCCCGCCGCATCCGCGGAAAGGGCACCCGCCGCAAGCGAGGCCGTCTTGACCTGCCCCGCCGCTACGCACTGGCCGTCCATGTCCCACCATTCAACCCAGGACGAGTTGTAGCGGATTTTCACGGACGATGATCCTGTGTCATACCAAAGCTGCCCGGCGTCCGGGCTCGTCGGGGCAGACGACCCGCTGAACAGGGACCGCAGGGCATCGAAATTGTTTTCGACGTTCTGCATATCCGTTTCAATGACGTTCGCCGTGCTGAAACAGTTTGAAGAATAGGATTGAGACATATCTCCCCCTATGAAGTAGGAACCGACAGAGACGCGATGACGGTTTCAAGGTGCGCCTTGACAGCCAGCTTGTTGATGTATGCCTGTGCAACGGCAGCGTAGGCGCTCTGCACGGCCTGCATGACCTTAGCATCGGTAACAGTTGTGCTGTAGTTATGCTGCTTGCCAGCAATCGCCGCCGTGGGGAAATTATCGTCGTATAATTCCGAATAGACGGTGTACGTCCCCGGTGTCGGCCCGTTCGTGATCTGTTTGATCCGCACTCTCAGCGCCATTTACGTGCTCCAATAAGCCGCCGTCATGTTCAGCGTTTTGAGATATAGTTGACTGAGCACGTCGGGGTCTGTGATTGTTACGTCAACCTGCATGTATCTCGCCGTGAATTCTGGTGAGCAGACATGAAACATTTTGGCTGAGTTATTCAGCGCATCGGTGGAATCTCCCCAACGGATCGTGCTTTCAAGGATTCCTGCCTGAGACTGATTTACGACCTCATACCAACGTTTAGATGATGATTGAATCGAGGCCCATGTGTTTGTCGAGGGGAGCGCGGCCCAACTTGCAGAGCTGCCTGCAAACACCGTCAGGAAATCCCCCCACACGCGCACGGTGATTGAGCTCGACAGGTCGTAGATAGGAGATACCCACGTCCCGGTTAGCACGTCTGCATCGTGGGTGCACTTTAAAACCGCCGTAGACGCATATGTGCTGTTGGTCGTGTTGCTATGCACCCCAACGGAATAATCCCAATTCCACGTTGATTCCCTGACGCTATACCCAGCTGGCCTGAAAACAGTGACAGCCCCGCTGCGCTTCGTATCGCTGTATCTTCCCCGGTTGTCGCGCGGGGCCAACCAGAACGTAAACGAGCCGGGCTTGAATCCGCTCAATCGGATTTGCGCCGACTTGAACGTCCCGATATAAATGCCGCCTTCCCATGTATCACCCAGGCGCACCTCGTAGCCCTCAATGTCCTGGTCTGTAATGTCATCCGTCAGGATGGTCACGGTGTCCCCTGATGCCACGACGCTGATCGCGTCCGGTGCCGTAGGCGCCTCCGCCTTGCCTGTGATAAGATGCGCCGCAGAGTAGGCAGAAGCGAAAATTTCCTTTCCTCCCCATATGTTCACCGATACGATTTTGACGGTGTAGGTCTGCCCTTCCTCTACGGGGTCAACCTGGAAATCACCCGTGGCCGTGCCGATATTGTTGTAGTTCGTGCCGCCGTCGAGGCTCACCCATATTTCAGCGTGATCCCAAAACGGATAGGACGTAGCTGCGGGCGGGTCAAAGTTGATTAACAGTCGGGTGTGCGTCCGATTGGCCCAGGAGTAGGTTTCCTCGGATATCGTGACGTTGATGACATTGGGGACCGTCGCCGTGGGGTCGGGAAGGGTCGTGTCGTGATAGTTGTGCGATGCAATGTCTAATACATCGTTGTAAAAGGCGCTCGACTCCTCAACTGCCGATATGGCAACCTCCATCGCAGGCGTTACCGTGACGGCATTCACCCTGAAAACCTTGCTCGACCATCCGGGGAACGTGTGTGTCATGGTTACGAGGTCGTGAGGTTCCAGGGCGAGGCAGCGGGAATGCCCCGTAAAATTGATCGCCTTATTGACGCGGAACCGCTCAAGGTGATAATTTCCCATCTGCATGGCGTGCTTGTAGTCCGTAATGCCAAGCAGTTGCACCGTTTCCTCTCGGAAATCCCCGTCGGCGGTAATGGACGTTGAATCGGAGACAACGTAATCGTCAACAATGAATTTGTTATCCGTATTGCAGAACTTCACGCGGACGGCGTTGGGCGTGTCGAATACGGACGGCTGAGATATTTTCAGTGACGATACCCCGCCCGCTTCTACGATGTCCGATTCCCCGAGGTTCATCACGACGGACTCGGAATCCCAATCCCGGTAAAGCAATTTGAATTGGGTTTCGGAATAGATGACATCGCCCCGGTAGGTATCAATAATCTGCTTGAGATTGTCGATTGCCGCCGAGTCGTCGCGCAGGACAAGGCCGAGAGTCCAGCCCTTCGTGTCACAGAAGTTGGCTGCATCGTCCACGGAGGCCGTCACGACACGGGCCGTGTCAATCCCCATGCCTCCCCGGCGAGAGCTTCGCGTAATGAAATCGTAGGCGCACAGGGCGGGGTTTGCGCTGTATCCCGTGGTGCTTGTCCTAGTATCGTAGACCTTGAGCCCTTCCACCTCAACCGTGATATTCGGCAATCCCTGCCATTTGTTCTGGTCGTAGGTGAGTTTCATGTAGATGTATGCCGTGTTGCGAAGCGGGTCGTTCCAGACATCTTCCGGGGACATTCCCGCCGTGGCCGTTACGAGGGCCGCGTGCGCGTTTTGCGTCGAGGTGCCCGTGTAGACCTGATACGATACGAGGGAGCCGTATTCGGTATAAAGCTTATCATCGAGCCAAATCTGATCGACCCCGCCGACCTGATGGATGCCGTTGATTTCACCCTCTCCGATGATGCCGACAAGATGCAATTCGTTGTTATTCGTGCCCGTCGTTATCATGTAGCAGACGTTCACGGGGACGCGTTGCAGGCCGTAAATCAGGGGGATGTTGTCCTGATTGTCCTTACTGTCCACCATCTGCCCGCGCGTAGCCTCTTCCAGCGCCTTGAGGGGGTCGTTCTGGTTCGCCCCTAGCATCTGCACTAGGCTGAACAGACTCGACATGACGGCAAAGAAAATGGCTTCAACGCCCATACCGCCACCCCTGTTCGATGGTGAAATACTTGTCTGCCCCGTAAATCCGCACTTTTCTGTCCTTTACGACGGTCAAAAACTGCCTTTTACCGGCATACACGCCCGGAATCCGCTGCCCGTTCTCCCCTATTTTCACAATGAGGACATCGCCCCTTTTCAGGAAATGTGTGTCGATCCTGCTACAGTATGCGTCTAAAAGGCGCTCAAGGACGGCAAGGCCCGCCTCGGGGTCCGACTCAAACCGTTGTGCGTAGGTTTCAAGGGTCCATCCCTCAAATTCCTTGGGCACCTTCCATCCCATCTTGCGCTGCGTCCTGATAACGAGCCCCATGCAATCGAAGGCGTCCGGGCCGGTTGCCCCTGCCTTGTACGGCTTGCCCACTAGCTCGGCTGTGAACTTGGCCCAAATCACCTAGGCACCCTCCCCCACCACAACTGCTTTTCCATCAGGGCCGGGAGGAACCGAAACCCGCCGAAATTGGCCTGATTGCCCAACTCCGCGCACCTTGAATAGCTCTGATCGCACCATCCTCCCGCGCCTGCGTAGGTGCATTCCGTTCCCTTGAATACCCACGGGCAGGTTGCCGAGGCCGTCCTGAGAGGCCGCTTGCGCCACAGCACTAACTCATTCAGCGCCCGAATCGTCGCCCGGTCCTCCGTGATCTCCCATTCCCCGATAATGCCCTGAAAGAGATTTGTCAGGCCCAGGCAGGTGCCCGCCGAGTTCAGCACGGCGTGGCTTATAATGATGGTCCGGTTGCGGGCGTCCTCGCCTAACAGGTATGCGCTCATGGTCAAATTTGCGTTTCCAAATTCAACTGTGACCTGATCGACGGAGAGCGCCGCCGCGTAGGCAATATCGGCAAAGGCGAGCGGGGCGGGCGTATAGCGAATATCGTTGTAATGCACGGGGCGGTCTGCGTCCGTGTAATACAGGGTAATGGCCGAAAGGCGAAGCTCAACCGTATAAAAGTAGCTGAATTGCTCCGCTTCCAGTTGCGC